ACTTGCATATAATACTTACATCACAGCATTTAACTCAAATATGATTGTGAACGAATCCTTCTTGGATTCTGCGACACTCAGAGAAAATGTCGTGTCTCTTGCAAGAAATATTGGTTATGTTCCACGGTCCAGAACCGCCTCTAAGGCACTTGTTTCTTTTGACGCCCAAATAGATGCGGCAGTCAGTAGTGCCACTCTCACGCTTCAGGCAGGACTTGTATGTGTTGGAAATATTGATAATACATCTTATATTTTTTCAATACCAGAAAATTATACGGCAAATATTGCAAACTCAGTAGCATCATTTACGGACTTAGAAATTTATCAAGGAACTTTTCTTAAAAAACAATTTGTGGTTGATGGTTCATTGGATCAAAGATTCGTTATTGATAACCCATATGTAGATACATCAACCATTAGGGTTTATGTAAAAGGTCCTACAGATAGTGGTAATGGAATAGAATATGCTCATGCGGATAATATTTTTCAGATCAATGGAACTTCTAACATCTATCTTCTTCAGGAAGTTCAGGATGAAAAATATGAACTTCTTTTTGGTGATGGGATTATTGGTAGAAAATTAGAAAATAATGCAGTTATTACAGTATCATATATTGTTACTGATGGTATAGATGGAAACGGTGCCGCTAAGTTCTCTTTCTCTGGAGCATTTAAAGGGTCATCAGATCAACCAATTACTGCTCAAAATTCAATTTCAATTACAACGGTTCAATCTTCAAAAAATGGTGGAGAGATTGAATCGGTTGATTCAATCAAGTACTTTGCTCCCAGAATATACTCTAGTCAATACCGGGCCGTTACAGCACGGGACTATGAAGCAATTATTAAATTAATTTATCCAAATGCAGAATCTATTTCAGTTATTGGTGGTGAAGATTTAACTCCACCAGAATATGGATCAGTAACAATTAGCATTAAACCAAAGAATGGAACTTTTGTTTCTGACTTTGATAAATCTCAAATTTTATTCAAATTGAAGCAATATTCTCTTGCAGGTATTAATCAAAAAATTAATGATCTCAAAATTCTTTATGTTGAGATCGATTCCTCAATTTACTATAATTATTCCCAAGTTTCTTCAGTAAATGATTTGAGGGCAAAAGTAATTCAATCTTTGACAACTTATTCAAATTCTATTGATTTAAATACATTTGGAGGAAGATTTAAGTATAGTAAAATTCAACAAATTATTGATAATACCGATATATCAATTACATCAAATATCACCAAGGTTAAGATAAGAAGAGATTTGAAAGCCCTTTTAAATCAACCAGTTCAGTATGAATTGTGCTTTGGAAATAGATTTCATATCAATTCGTTAGGTGGAAACATTAAATCAACTGGGTTTACAATTTCTGAACAGTCAGAAATGATTTATATTACAGATACTCCAAATAAAAATATCGATGGAACTCTTGATGGAAGTAATAAGGGAGTTTTGGCATTGTTTAAGTATGATCAAAGTGGAACTATACAAATCATTTCCAAATCAGCTGGTTCTATAGATTACTCTAAAGGTGAAATTATTCTTGGACTTCCAGAATATGTTGTAATTACATCTACACAAAAGAGCAATGATATAATTGAAATTCAAGCATATCCAGAATCAAATGATATTATTGGATTAAAAGATCTTTATATCTATTTTGATGTTACAAAAAGTTCAATAAATATGGTTAAAGATGTTATTTCATCTGGAGATAATATATCTGGTGTGACTTTCTCACAAGATTATTACACATCAAGTTATTCAAATGGGGATTTAACGAGGTCATAAGATGATAGAAACTGGTTTTGATACTAGAGTAAAGATTCAGCAAATTGTAGCAAATCAATTACCAGAGTTTATACTAGATGAAAGTCCTAAAACTCCAGAATTTTTAAAGCAATATTATATCTCCCAAGAGTATCAGGGGGGTGCAGTTGATATTGTCGAAAATTTAGATCAATATTTAAAACTTGATAATCTCATTCCTGAGGTTGTTGTTGGAGTTACTTCTATTTCTACAAATTTATCCGTAACTTCTGGAATAGTTACTGTAACAAGTACGAAGGGATATCCAAATCAATATGGACTTTTAAAAGTTAATGATGAAATCATTACCTATACTGGAATCACCACCAATACTTTCACTGGATGTATTAGAGGATTTAGTGGAATTACCAGCTATCATGCACCAAATAATCAAGAAGAGTTAGTATTCACCCAAACTAATGCATCTTCCCATACCAGTGGTTCTAAAGTAGAAAATTTGAGTTCTCTTTTTCTAAAAGAGTTCTATAAGAAAATCAAATATACTTTTACTCCTGGACTCGAAGATACAGATTTTATTCCAGAATTGAAGGTTGGGAATTTTATAAAACAGGCAAGAGATTTTTATAAAGCAAAAGGTACTGATCAATCATTTAAAATTCTTTTCAATATTCTTTATGGAGTAAATCCTAAAGTAATTGATTTAGAACAATTTCTAATTAAACCATCTTCTTCTATTTTTGTAAGAAGGCAAATTGTTGTTGCAGAAAGAATTTCTGGAGATCCAAATAAACTTGTTGGTCAAACGATTAGAAAATCAACAGATTACGGAACTAACGCTTCAGTTTCCGAAGTTGAAATTTTAACTAGAAAAAATAAAGTTTATTATAAATTTGGTCTTTATGTTGGATTCGATCAAAATAGTCAAATTCAAGGTGATTTTAATATTTCACCAAAAACAAAAGTTGTAGAAAATGTATCTGTAGGCGCATCAGTTATTACTGTAGATTCCACAATCGGATTTACTACTTCTGGGTCAGTTGTATCTGGAAACAATGTCATTTCATATACTGATAAAACTATCAATCAATTTTTAGGATGCTCTAATGTAAAGTATGCAATTGCAACTGCTGACGACATTAAATCTGATGAAACTTATTATGGATATGAAGATAATGATTTAACTAAAAAGGTTGAAATAAGAATCACTGGTGTCATTAGTGATTTTACAAATTTAAATGATTTTGGATTATCAATCGAAGGTGAGGAAATAAAAGTTTCCCATCTTGGAAAAATTATTCAAAATCCAGAATCGAATAAAACCTATAGGGAAATTGTTGCAAATTCATTCATTTATAATACTAGTTCCAGATATTTTGTTAAATATTCTTCTGGTTCATTTAATACAAATAGTGTAATTGATAAATCCAGTTTAAAATATGGAGATTCTATTGAGGTATTAATTAGAGGATCTCAAACTGTAGTTTCTTCACCAACAACTATTGCATCTATTACCAGTATTTCTGGCAATACTATTAATGTTACAAATCTTTTAGATTTAAATGACCAAACATTTGATCCAACAGATTCTACTAAATTTTATTATGGTAGGGATCTTGATATTAGAAGGAAAATCAAAAAGGCAAATAGTTCCGGAGCTTCTTTAGAATATGGAAATGATACTTTAATTTGTGACGTTCAAAATGTATATGATGACAATAATGGCAATTTATACGTAGCATCAAATTCTTTACCATCTTATAATATAACTCAGAATATATTTGAAGTTAGTGTTCCAACTGCAAACGATACATATCTACAAAATAAGGATCCAAATACACAGAAATATTCCACAATTTCTTTTGATTTTTCTTCCGGATCTATTAACGGATCAAAAGGATTTACTCAAGTACCATTTTTAACTGGTGATAGAATTTTTTATTCACCAGAAGATATTGCAATTACTGGATTAGAAAGAGGATTCTATTATGTTGAAGTTGTTGATACAACTAAGATTAGATTATATGCTTCACAATCATTTATTGTAACTCAGAATTATATTCCATTAGATATACCATTTAATGTGAGTGGTACACATACTTTTACTATAGATGTCCAAAGATCCAAGAATATCTCTTCTCAAAAATTATTAAGAAAAATTCCAATTGATGGATTAAATCCAACAGATTCTGGAGATACTACAACTCCAGGACCAATTGGTATACTGATCAATGGAGTTGAAATTGAAAATTATAAATCTTTAGATAAAGTTTATTATGGTCCAATTGATTCAATCGATATTTTAAATAGTGGCAGAGATTATGATGTTATTAATGCGCCATTAATTACTGTTGAATCGGGTGTTGGAGTTACTGCATTAATTAATCCAGTTATAACAGGATCTATTCAAAAGATCTTTGTAGACCCACAAGATTTTGACTT